TTGCCCATAGGTTGCCCATGCCAAAAAAGCCCACGTTTTCACCGTGAAAAACGGTCATAGTGCTGACTCGAAATCAGATGCCGGGAAACCGGTTGCGGGTTCGAATCCCGTGCCCTCCGCTCAGTTTTTCCCGAGAAAAAAGCGGTTTTTCGCCCTGGAAAACAACGCTTTTCAAGGCTCCGGGCTCCGGAAGCCGATTTGACGTTTTGCCCGTGCATGTCCTAGCATGTCGGGCGTTGCGGTTGCCCATGGGTTGCCCATGGGGTTGCCCCTGACGGGGTTGCCCAGGCGGTTGCCCACGGGGTTGCCCACGGCGGGCGGCATGGTGTCGCCTGCCTGGGGACGACCGCCCAGGAGCCCCCGCCATGTCGCTCAGGACCGCCGCCCCCAGCCGGGGGCAAGCCTTCGCCTTCACCGAAGCCCGGCTCGCCGCTGCTCGCCGGTCGGCTCGCCCGGATGACGCCGACGCCCAGGGGCGGATGTCGTGGCGGGACGCCGCCTGTACCGGGCTGACGCTGCGGGTGAACGTGACCAGCGGCACCGCCGTCTTCTACTACGTTGGCAAGGTGGACGGGCGGACCATCCGTCGAGCCCTGGGGGATGCCGACGTTGTGACGCTCCAGGAAGCCCGGGAAGCGGTCAACCGGCTCCGCTATGACCGCACGGTGGCGGCGGTCCTGACGCCCCGCCCCGCCGAGCAGGATGACGACGCCGAGCCCGTCGATGACTCGCCGCTCCTCAGCACCGTTGTCGATGCCCTGCTCGACGCCCACGCCGCCGGGCGTTGGCTCCCCGGCAATCGCAGTAGGGTGCCGACCGACCGGACGATGAAGTTCTACAAAGACCTGCGGCGGGCTCAGATGACCGACCACGAAGGGCTGACGCTGCGGGCCTTCGCCGACCGGCTCCCCGTCGTCTACGCCGCTCTCCAGAAAACGGCTCCCGTTCAGGCGAACCGCCTGCTCCAGTTGTGCCGCAACGTCTACGCCTACGCCGCTTCCGCCGGGCTCTGGAGCGGAGCGAACCCCGCCATCGGCGACGGGGCCGCTCGGCTGACCCGGACACCGGAGCAGGCACGGACACGGACGCTCTCGGATGCCGAATGGCGGCGGCTCGACACCGCCCTGAAGGCTGACGCTCCGCTGTGGCGTGACCTGTTCACCATGTCGCTCGTGACGCTTCAACGGATGGGGGCGGTCTGCTCAATGCGATGGGATGACCTGACGCTGACCGGGGCGGATGCCGCCTGGAGAATCCCGGCCCGGATGATGAAGGGCAGGCGGGGCGGACATGTCGTCCCGCTCGCCGGGCTCCCGGATGCTCTCGACATCCTGCGGGAGCGGCGGAAGACCGTGCCGAAGTCATGCCCGTGGGTCTTCCCCGCCGCTGAAGGCGACGGCGGACCCGCCCGGAACTACGACAAGGCATGGCGGCGGGTTCTGACCAGGGCGAAACTCTGGAGCAAAGACCGTGAGCAGCGACCCCGCCCGCATGACCTGCGGCGAACGGGCGGCGCTCGGATGACATCGGCAGGCGTACCGCTTCAGACCGTGACCAGGGCTCTCGGCGACGCTCCGTCGAGCGTGTCGATGGTCGCCCGGACCTACGCCCAGGTTGCCGACGAAGCCCTGAAGGACGCTTTCGCAGCGACGGCGAAGCGGAGCCCCAGACGGCGGTAGCGGTTCTGGCAGCGTTAGTCACGCCCATGTGGGCGGGGAGCCGACGGAACCCGGACAAAATGTCCGCATTTCCGCAGTGTCACGGCCATGTGGGCGGGGAGCCGACGTCGGTAAATGTTACCGAGTTATCGGGCGTCACTGTCACGCCCATGTGGGCGGGGAGCCGACGGAAGACATCGACCACGCCGAGCGTTTTCCCGCTCTAGCGGCTCCTGCTCGTGACGATTCAGACCGTCTTTCGCCCCTGGACCCTACCCTACGGGAGCGAATCCGTGACGCTCTCGACGTCGAGCGACAGGATGAAGGCGTCGTCCTACTGACGCTCACGACCAGGGCGACGACATGGACCGGCTCGGCTCGTGGCGACGACCAGGGCGATGACCACGGGCGTGACCGGCTGACGCTGCAACGCTGCCCACGCTCGCCGACATCGACCAGCGGCGAAGCCCCCACGCCCGTGGGCGGGACTCCCTTCAAGTTGGAATCTCCACCTTGCTCGCCGCCACGCCCCCACGCCCGTGGGCGGGACACTCGCCGGAATCATCGTGACGACCACGCCGCCACTACTGAACACCTGCGGCAGTCTCGAGCCCCGCCGCATGGGCGACGGATGACGGGCGAGCGTTCTACATAGAATGAAGTTGTTTGTACCGTACAAATAAGAAAACGCCCATTTTGTCGGGAGAAAGCGGCAAAAGGGGGCGAGCCGGGGCGATACTGTACGGTCAACCTCTTTTCATGCCGCCCAAAATGAGTAGCGTCAGGATGAAGCCCGTGAAGGTGCTGAACAACAGGACGTTCAGCGGCTCCGTCACGGTCAACTCCTGGAGCCTGCGACATGGCGACGACGAAGACGAAGACACCGGCACGGAAGCCGAAGCGGAGCCCGGCGGCGGCTCTCGCCGACATCAGCCTGAAGGATGACTGCCTGCTCTCGACTGCCCAGGCGGCTCGGCTCGTGGGCATGTCGGCCAAGACACTGCGGGCTCTCCGCTGCGACCGAGCAGGACCGCCCTGCTTGAAGATGGGCACCGTCGCTCAGGCCCGTGTCCTGTACCGCCGCTCCGCTCTGGAGCAGTGGATTCAGCGGAACGCTACGCCGATGGGCGGGGCGTGACGCTCGCCGCTCAATGACGACTAGGACGATGACCTGACCACGCCCCCGGCATGGATGCCGACCGATGAAGACACCGCCGACGATTCCCGCTCCGCTGCCCACGGACCACCGACTGCTACGGCTCGCCGGTCTGCTGAAGGTAAGCAGGCGTGACGCCCTGGGGGCGACGGTTGAAACATGGGCATGGATTGACGCCCAGGCGACCGAAGGCGTAGTACCGCAGCCCGTCATCCTGCTCGATGGTGTCGCCGGGATTGAAGGCTACGGGGAAGCGGCGGTAGCGGTCGGGCTCGTGGGCACCGCTGATGGTCATATCGTGGCCCCGGCGGAACTGCGGCATCAGCGGCGAAGTCGGCCCGAAGCAGGCGACCGGCATGACCAGGGCGATGACCAGCGGCGGCGAAAATCGGACCGGGACCGGCAGCGACGACATCGAGTCAGGAAGAAGTTAACCGAGCCCGGGACGCCCGCAGCGGCACCGACGGCCCGAGACAATCCTGCTGAACCCAAGCGGACACCACGCCGCCTGGGCGAAGTTGAAGGCTTCGCCGTCATGCTGCTCTACAGTAAGCAGGGAGTCCCGTTCTACAAACTCGCCGGGGCGTCGCCGAAAGAGTTCACCGGGACCGTGAGCGACCCCGAGAACCCCACGCTCAGCGACGCCCTGCGGGCTCTGCTGAACAGCATGAAGCGTGAAGCGACGAAGGGGCTGGGGTTCAGCGGCAAAGACTTCCGACCGACGATGGAACAGGTTGTCGCCGTCGCACGGCAGGAAAAAGACTTCGTCGAGCCGCCCGGCATCATCGGCAAGAACGACGCTCCGTCGTCGCCCGGCTCGACATCGCACGACGCCGGGGGAGACACTTCCGGCGAAGGCGGCCAGCCGACCGCCACGCCGACGATTCGCCGCCCTCGTGGGTTGCGGACGCTCTGTGCCCGAAACGCTGTCCTGATGTCTGCCCGCCCAGGCGAGTCGGAGCCGGTCGCCGAGCCCGGGGAGCGTGACAAAAGCGTGACTGTCACGGACGCCGAGTGTGACAGCGTGACTGTCACGGAAGTGTCACGCCTGCAAAGTGTGAAAAGCCCCGCTAACTCCAGTGGCGACAATGACTTACGGCAGCGTGACACGGGCGTGACTGTCACGGAAGCCGCCCCTAGTAGTAGTAGTATTTCTTTCTCTTCTTCTTCTTTCCCCGAAGGGAAAGAAGAAGAGAAAGAAGAAGAGACACAAGAAACTACTACCACTAGGGCTGTCACGCCCGACATCGAGCAGGCGGCACCGGAGCAAAAGCCCGTCATGCCTGCCGCCGAGCAGCAAGCCCTTTTGATTTGGCGGTACGCTGCCGGGTTGCGGACGTCTGAAGACGCTGTTCGCTACCAGTGGAACAATGAGCCTGAAGCCCTTGCCGCCCGGCTTGCCAGAGCGGGCATCGACCCAGGCACCGGGCGACGGTTGAAGTATTCGGCAGCGGAGCCGGGCGACGATGCCCCCAGGAGCCCCCAGGATGCCCCAGGAGCCCCGCAGGGCATTGGAACGGGTGTTCAGGCACCGACGGGCGTTCAGGCGTCAGGCGGCATCGTAGCGGCTCCAGTGACGACGCCCCCGGCGGCAGGCTCGCCGACGTCGAGCCGAGCCCGGCGACGCTCAGGGCTCAGTCATGCGGGCGACATCCTGCCCGATGGGCTTGGTGCCGACGTCGAGCGTGACCACGAGCGTGACGCCGAGCGTGACATCGGCTCCCCGGCTCCCGGCTCCCCGCCGACCAGCGCCGCCGACGACCGGCTCCAGGCTGACGCCCCGGCGGAACTACTCAGCGACGCCGACACCGTGCGGCTCAGGAACAAAGCCCTGCGGGACATCGCAGCCTTCAGCACGACGATGACCACGAGCGTGACAGCGACGGCATCCCCTGCGGCGGATTGACGGAGCCCGTAGTCTGAAGTTCAGGCGACGGAGACATGACGATGACGACCAGCGACCGTGACCAGCAGCGTGACCACGAGCGTGACGCCGACGGGCTGACGCCGACTCAGCGACGGATTCGTGACGCCTGCGGCAACGTGCCCAGGCACTACCGCCGCTCCATCGACGCCTACCGTGTCGCTCGTGGGATGCCGCCGCTCTGGGGCGACATCGAGCGACGGGGCGGGCGGCAGGACACCGAGCGACGATGACTCTACCGGCGTATGACTTTTGACCGTTCAGCGAAGACCACGGGCTATGCAGCACGAAAAAACGTCCGCATTTCCGGCATAGGGGGGGCTAATGCCCAGGCGACCGCAACCGACACGGCTGAAGATTCTGAAGAACAACCCAGGCAAGCGGCCCCTGAACCGAGCGGAGCCGAGCCCGCCGACCGACGGCATCGAGCCGCCCGCATGGCTCACGGGTGTAGCCCTGGACAAGTGGAACGAACTACTGCCGCTGCTCCAGGAAGTCAGGCTGATGACCAGGGCGGACATCGGGACGCTCGCCCGCTACGTCGATACCTGGGCATGGTGGCGACGCTGCCGTGAAGTCATCGAGCGTGAAGGCGACACGCTCGTGATGCGGGACGACCAGGGCAACGAAAAGTATCGGCAGCAGCGTCCCGAAGTCGGCATCGTCAACCGGCTCGCCCAGCAGTTATGCCGCCTGGAAAACGAGTTTGGATTGTCGCCCGCAAGCCGAGCCGGGCTTCAGGCGGTACCGCAGGAAGCCCCCGACGAACTGACCGAGTTTCTTAAGACCCACGGAGCATGACGACATGTCCCCAGCAGTAGCAGCGACCAAGCGGACCCCAGCGGCAGCGGTTCCGATTCCCGAAGTTCAGGATGCTCTTGCCCGGCGGGAAGCCGCCGACATCGAACGTCAAGACCGGCTCCTGAAGGCGTACCGTGAAGCGGTCACGCTCGCCGCCGAAGGCAAGCCGATACCGTCGTCGGTCGCCGACGCTGCCGTTGAAGCCGCCCATGCTCTGGGGCTGAAGGCATCCCGCATGGATGCCGACGTTGCCGCCGTGCGGCGGGTTCTCGCCGCCGACGCCGGGATTGAGCAGTTCAGGACGGCATCGGCGGGACGGCAGGCACGGGCGAAAGACATTCCCGCCGAGATTCGTGCGACCCAGCAGCGGCTCCGAGACTTAGAAGCGGAAGCATCCCGGCTGTCGCATTGTGCCTTCGAACTGACGGCCTATTCAGACCAGCGGCGAGACGTTGAAAAAGATTTTCCACACCTGTTCAAGCCCGCCGCCGACATGGATGAAAAGACATGGCGGCATGTCCGGGCGTGACGCTCCGGGGCATGTGCCCCCGCCTACTGCGACCGAAGCGACCGAAGCCGAAACCCGTGACGACGACCGGCACGACGACGACCACGCAACCCAAGGGGAACGGATGAAACTTGAGACGACGATGCTGAACCGAGCCGGGGACCGTCGAGTTGTCCTGCTCGACGACGACCAGCGGAACTACTACGGGGTTCCGTCATCGACACGAGCCGGGCTCTATCGTCGCCCGCTCGCCTGGGCGGTTGCCGCTGCTCGTGTCGCCTGGGGTGCCGTCACCGGGCAGCGTGACGCCGCTGACGACCACGCCCCCGAAGCCCCCGCCAAAGCGCCGCTGGAGACACGCTGATGACCACGGCCGAGAATCGGATTCGTCATGCCGCCGCTTCGCTCCTGTCGCCACGGGCGGCAGGCATCCGGCTCGCCGCTGCCCGGGCAGCGGTTCAGGCGACATCGAGCCCGGCCAGGGCGACCGGCACGACCACGCCCCCGAAGGCCGTGACCAGGGCGACCGGCGGCGGACCCGGCTCCATCATGGGCTACGCCCTGCTCTGGGACGGGCTCAGCCTGGACCTGGGCGGGTTCCGGGAGCGGGTTGACCGTGCGGCCCTGGACGACACGCTAAAGGCGGTCCAAGCCGGGCAGCATGACGTACTTTTCCAGTTCAATCACGACGGGCAGCATCTTCTAGGACGGACATCGAGCGGGCATCTACGGCTCACGACCGACACGAAGGGGCTCCGGTATGAAGCCCGCCTGCCCGATACCACGCTCGCCCGGGACATGTACCGGCTCGTGGCCGAAGGCATCCTGAAGGGGGCGAGCATCGGGTTCAGCCTGGGCATCGACTCCTGGGACCGCAGCGGCAGGACGCCGATTCGTACCGTGAAGCGGATGACGCTCTGGGAAATCTCCGTCGTCGCTCGCCCCGCCTACTTTCAATCATCGGCTCAGGCGTCACGGGCTTCCCCCACGCCCACCGCCTGGACCGCCGCTCGGCTCCGGGCGGTCGCCGCCAAGCCCCATCGTATGGTCGCCGCCGACGCCCTGCGGGCTGACGCCCAGGGCATCATCCGCCGCTGACGCTCCCCGGCGGCTCCAGGCGGCAGGATGACGCCCGGCTCGTGGGCTCCATCGTCGCCGCTACGCCTGCTCGATGACGTCGAGCGTGACGCTCACCGAAGGCGTCGTCCTGCTCGACGCCGAAGGCGTCGCCCTGGGCAGTGAGCCGGGAGCGGTTGCCCATAGGTTGCCCATGCCAAAAAAGCCCACGTTTTCACCGTGAAAAACGGTCATAGTGCTGACTCGAAATCAGATGCCGGGAAA